CACTGAACATGAAAACTTCTGTGTGGGCAATGCAATTAAATACCTGCTCAGGGCGGGCAAAAAGGGGTCAAAAATTGAGGATCTGCAAAAAGCAGGGTGGTACATCACCCGTGAGATAGAAAGGCTGAAAAAGAATAAAAAAGCCCCGGCTTTTACACCGGGGCTGGGTGGTTAGGACAACTGCGTGACGTAATCCTTTAAATGGGTTGCGTCACCCCTTTTTTGGGCAGTCCAGTATCCGACTGCCCATAGTTGCAGGCACATTGCCTGCGCTGGTGTCAGCTGCTCAATGGCAGCCGAGAAATGTTCCGTTTCAATTTTCCATTTTTCGGCCATATTGTCAAGCGACATGGCGTCGCCGGCAAGTAGCGTGATGCCGGACTTATTGTGATTGTATGGGTAGACATAAGCCCCCTGGTGGGCCTCAATGAGCATGCAAAGCTCATTTGCTTCAAACAAACTCGCCATGTCACTGAGGCTGTGGCGGTATATGTTCGCCCAGGCGGTGAGCATAAAAAACATGCCCCGCTCCGGGTCGCCAAACATGGCAGACACCGGGTGGTCTTCCATACGGCTGTGTGCCGTCTCAACCACTCTTGTGACACCCTGTCGGGCGGTTGGGAACACTGAGGCATACCAGTCCGATGCCTCTTTTGTCATCTCAATATTTTGTTGTCTCATAATACTTCTCCTAACTGGATGCAATTTACGCACCCAGTACAATTTCGCCACAAGAAATTTTATGGCGAGATAGGTTGCAGGCATCCCCGGATATACCAGAGACGTATTTCGGATTGATTAGTTTTTCTGATGCCGCATTCGGCATCCGTCTTCCCAGCCATACTGGGAATATACAGCCACCTCGGCTTCCCTGCCGTCCAGGCAGTGCAGCCAGACATAGGTATCCTTCCCTTCCTTGAACGTGCATCCTGGTCTCTCGTAATTACCCGAGACCAGTTTCCCGTAACTTTTGCCTGTTACTGTTGCGTTTGTCATAACAATCCCCTTTTGCTTGGCTTAAGCTTAATAAACCCAGGTTCAGCGTTCCCCTTGACCTGAGTAAGCATTAATCAACGGTTTGATTACCGCCACGGTGATTTAATCCTGAATTACACAGGAACCAGTATGGCTCACCGACACCTTTTGTTTATACTCTGTGGTGTCAAGAGTTTTATCTTTTACTCATCCCAGAATCGAGCTGAGATGCCCCGGTCCTCAATGGTTGCGAAAAAAGTTCCCATGAACATCTTCGCATGGTGTGGCATCCACACCAAAAGTCTCTGCCACTTTCTGGGCAGCAGAGAAGATTGACCCATGTATTGACCCATGGGCGGGTCTCAGCAGGGTCTCGGTCAAAGGTGAATCTAAACTCACCCTTAACCAGTTTAATTGGAATCCTTCCGGCAGTGTGGCTGCTCCCTCGGGCAGCCTCCCGCCGGTTAGTTGGGCGACGTATAAAACATCGCCCGGTTTTAGCTCCACGTTTACCCGGTTGCACACTACACCGGGTAATCCTAAGGCATAAGCCACCACAGAAGCGGTGTCTTGATGTCCGATGCAACATGTTAAGTTTACATGCTGCAAATGGTTCCGTACTGCCGTAACAGTTGTGGGCAGCACAGAGACACTTACAGGTGCCCCGGCTGGCAGCATCTGCAATGAAAATGCGTTTCCTAAATAAATCATTCTCAGCTCCTTTTGATTCTGCCCCGGCTTTTACACCGGGGCGGGTTTGTTTATTGTTCCACCACGACCCGGTATCTATCTCCGGGCGCCTTGCTGGAGGCCATGCGGTTGGCCTCCTCCCATGTCGAACGCTCACAAGTGTAGACCGTTTCACCGGTCATTCGATCCAAGACGCTTCCGCGCCACGTGCTCGATTTTTTGGTTTCTTCTTCTTTTCTCATAATGTCCTCCTTTTGACCGGGGTTTTGATGTGTTATTTGTTCAGGCACTCAACAACACGCCGCATTTCTTGCCCTGCTGCAGACATCGCGTCAATGTCGTTTTGTATCTGTTTGAACCGCTTTGTAATGCCTGGAGCTATTTTAGGGGCAGTCCATCGGATCAGATGGACAGAAAGGTGGTCGCGGTGCCCGCAATTCGATGTGCCGCCATCGACGTAATAATCCATTTTGTCCTCCTCCTGAAAATGCAAGTCTGCTTTTCCAGGGATTAAAAACACAGAATGGATATGCTCATCGTCAACAGCATACTTTCCAAGAAAGGCCTGGTCAAACTCCATACCATCCGTTATCTTTGACCAGGTTATCATCATTTCGTCGAAGGTCTTTCTGACCCACGACCGTTTTGCGGACAAAGCATCTGCTATTGTCGTCATTTCTGCTTTTGTCATTGTTCTTCTCCTTGTTTAGGTTTTCTGGGCTTATGTCCCGTTCTGTTATTATCAATATGTACCTTTATATATGGTATGTCTAAGGTTTTTTTAAAGTTTTTATAACTATTTTATAAGCCACTTAAATCATAGGACAAAACAGCAACATTCCAAATATGGTAATATGATTTATTGGAAAAATCATATTACCATATTACTCAAACTACTCAATTTTTTATGCCACCTTGATTAAATATCTTGACTTTGTACCTGGCAGGGGCTATATTAAAACCATGAGAGGCAACCAACAACACATAACAAGGAGAAAAAGCATGACTGAATACACTTACAAAATAATTGGAAACCTTACGTACAATGATGCGGCGGGCACAGAGGATGGTTTTGCAACAGTTGCAATCAACGAATTTATAACTATTGATGAGATGAGTGCCGAAAAAGCACTTGAAAATTTTTTGGAAGAAAATAAGCGTTATGATTTTTTTGGCAAGCTGAAAACTTGTGACACAAAAACCCATGGTAAAAAAAGGCGCTACCTATAAAGATCAAAAGGAAATCAAACTATTGACGTTGAACTTGAACTTGTTGAATACAATGCTTAACCCAAAACAAGCCCGGCTAACCCTGGGCCTGAATCAGACCCAGATGGCAAACGCAATGGGTGTACACAGGGGAACCTGGTCAAAATGGGAGCGTAGGGAACAACAGATTTCTGCTGCCCCGTCCCGGCTAATCCAAGTCTTCTTGTGGCTACACTCTAAAGACATGTTTAAGCCGTTTCTTAAAATTCAGCGGCTTAGTCCGCTCCGCTTTCAATCGCCCTCATTTCGGCTGCCGTGATTTTATTGAATCCGAAACTCTATTTTTACGAAAAACTCCCGTTAAGGTTGACGGGAGTTTTTAAAAGGGATTGGGCGAGCCTTTTGATGAGATATTTTTTAAACTCCCGTTTTACGTCGGAGTAAAACAGGAGTATATTTTTACTGTTCTTCCGGAATTCCGAGCTTTCGACAGATTTCGGCTGCCGTCCCGGTTTTCGGACCCTGACGGCAGCCAGGTCTTTGGGCCGAATCACATACATCCGGCCCACCTTCTCCGCTTCCAATCGCCCTGATTTAATCAGTGCCTGGACCCGGCGCCGGGTGATCCCCAGTTCATGGGCCGCCTGTTTTGTTGATATCATGTCCATTAAAAAATGCAGGTTAATCAAAAAAAAGTGTTGCATATTTTTCCCGGAAGCCAGATAATGAGAGCATATTTACAAAAACATAACAAAACGCCCCCAAAACAGGGCCAAATTTTATGTTTTAAGTATGAGGGCAGGCAAGGGTATGGGGACAAAACTATCACCAAAGCAAAGATTGTTCGTCAATGAATACCTGATCGATTTCAACGCCTCTGCTGCTGCCCGGCGTGCTGGGTATTCCCCCAAGACTGCGTTTCGCATGGGTCAAGAGAACATGCAGAAACCTGCAATACAAGCGGTTCTCCAGCTTCGCATGGCCGATCGAGAGAAAAGAACCGAGATCACTCAAGACAGAGTTTTGCAAGAATATCGCCCGCCTGGCCTTCCTGGACCCACGCCAATTTTCCGATGCAGAAGGAAACCTGACCCCCTCCACAAACTCAGTGCAGACGCGGCTGCTGCCGTTACTGGATTCGACGCAAAGCGGATAATAGGCGAAAGGCGAAGGCGAAGAAACCTGTGAAAATCCTGAAATACAAATTCGCGGACAAACGCGCGTCCCTGGCTGACGTGGCCAAGCACCTTGGCATGTTCGAAAAGACAACGCCCAAAAGGGCAACCATGAAATCCTTGTGACGGTTGAAAATGACTCCGAATAAACCCCAATCACATATAAGGATCAACTCAGGGATATACAATCCCCGGTATCGCCCATACCTGGACCTTCAGACCCGGACCCAGATATTTTATGGTGGAAGCAGTTCGGGCAAATCCTTCTTCCTGGCCCAGCGAGCCGTCAAGGATTTACTCCAGGGCGGCCGGAATTACCTGATCTCCCGTCAAGTGTCCACCACCATTCGATCGTCAGTCTTTAACGAAGTCTGCAAAGCCATTGCCGCCCACAAGGTTGGCCACCTTTTCGAGATCCGGACCAGTGATATGGAAATCACCTGTGCCAACGGGTATCAGATGTTGTTCAAGGGCCTGGATGATGAGGAAAAGATTAAGTCTGTCACCCCGAAAAAGGGCGTGATTACTGATATTTGGCAGGAAGAAGCGACAGAAAACACCTATGAGGCCACCAAGCAGCTAGGGAAACGTTTGCGCGGTATGGCCAATGTCCCCAAGCGTCAGATCCTATCATTCAATCCCATTTACAAAACCCATTGGATCTACACCCAATTCTTTGAGACCGTCGGCTGGCAAGAAGACCAGGCCGAGTATTCAGACGACCAGCTGTCGATCCTGAAGACAATATACAAGGACAACAAGTGGTTGATGCCTGATGACATTCTGGCCCTGGAAAGCGAAGGCGACGAATATTACCGTCAGGTATATACATACGGCAACTGGGGCATCCTGGGCGATGCCATCATCACCAATTGGCGGACGGCCGATCTGTCTGATCGTTCCCAGTTCACTAACATCCGCAATGGCCTTGACTTTGGCTACAGCGCGGACCCCAACGCCTATACCGGCAACCATTATGACCGGCCCAAAAAGCAAATCTTTGTTTTCCGTGGCTGGCATCAGGGCGGCATGACCAATCCCCAGATTGCTGCCCGCCTCAAACCTGACGTGGGAGACGAGGCCGTCTTTTGCGATAGCGCCGAACCCAAATCAATCCAAGAATTGAAGGACAGCCTCATCGATGCCCGCGCGGTTAAGAAAGGTCCTGACTCCCTCTTGTTCTCTATTAAGTGGTTGCAGAAGCACGAAATCATCGTGGACGAGAACATTCAGGGTTTAGTCAATGAGTTGAACACTTGGCAATGGAGGAAGGACAAGGACGGCAATTCGTTGCCCATCCCGAGGATAAAACAATCACTACATCGATTCCATGCGGTACGCGTTGGAGATCGAATACACCGGTTTCTTTGGAGGTGTGTTGTGATCGAGATCATTCGTGATTCATACAATGCAGAGACCCGGCAGGCGCGGCATGACTGGGCAGGTGTCACGGGGCAGATGCGCGAACTCAAGCCGTCTGTGATCCACGACATGAGGACCGGCGCCAAATATTCGTCAATTGCTGGTGCTATCGGCTGGCCCACGGCCCTGGAGCAAGGCTGCATGATCATTGCCGGCATCAGTGATTCCCGCATCCAGGTCCTGGAGTTCAAGGAGCATCGATCGGTTTATGACCTCATTGAGGATGCCATCATGACTCGCAAGGCATACCGACACGGAGATTTTGGCGGCATACTGCCCGACTGGTGTGCAGATCCGGACCGATACGAGGCCCTGGTCGCGGAAACATCTGTGGCCCTGGAAAAGAAGCTGGGACCCGATAGAGGCTTTTACATCCGGGAGCCTGCCGACTGGTATGACCGGTACCCATTTCCACTTTACATGTGGCAGCTGAGAAACGCACTATCCAACGGGGACATTTGCTAAGCCAGAGCAATCTGACCTGGTTTCCAGACTCCAGGCCATTCACCCGGACATCATCGACAAAGGCAAAGTTTACGACTATCCGGCCGCTGGGATTCTATCCGGCCTGGTTCACACGATAATCGCAGAACGGACGTGGGAGCAAGACATTGACCACGGCAAACCAATAATGATGGAGATTTAGACATGGACAAAGCAGTCACGATAGGGGCGCGAGCCAATTACGACATTCACGACGAAGATGACATGACATCTAATGACGCATTCGGCCTGCCGACACAGCAGAGTGTTAAAGCGTATGTGGATGCCCAGGTGGGGGGAACTCCGGCAGCCATTGAAAACGTTCGCAACTACCTGGAGCTTAAACAGGAGCTGACAGAGTCCGGCGCGATCACAGCAGGCAAGAACATGATCGAGCTGAACCATATTGGCACTGCGATTGCGGCCACGATTGCGGATCTGGCAAACCACCAGGGCCTGTTGACCGTCACCAATACCAGTGCCAGCGGCACGGCAGTACATACCGTCACGGCAGCGGCCGGCACATTTGACGGGACCAATGATGAATTGACCCTCAATGCCGGCGAGGAAAGCATTGTCCTTTGGATCGATGCAGACGGAAACGGGACTGTTGTTCTCAACGTTGGATCAGTGGCACTCGCGCCGGCATCATGACAGATATGATCATTGCATTCATATTGTCATGGCTGTGTGCCCTGTCTGGTGTGGCCCTTGGCGGATTCCTGGTGTTCAGGACCAAACGTGAAGGGTACGACCACATGTTCCAGGCCCGGGAACAACCCGGGGAAAGCTTCAACCTTGAGGATGAGTTCGATTTTAATATGGATCAGCCCAAATCCAAAGTTGAATTCCCGGAAGAGTTTCAAAAAAGTCAGGACCGGTTTGTTAATCAGTTTGCTGAGTCCCTGGCTGAAAAGGCGAATAAATGACGGATAAGAAGCCATTCTATTTTACTCCGGTCAAGAGCGATCGATACAAGACCCTGGCCAAAGCCCAGCAG